ATCACAGCGTACCTATACTATATCATATGTAGCTTCTAATGTCAAGTTTTACCAAATGGTGGTATCTGATGAAATGTACGATAATGTTCTGTAATGTTCTAACAGGTGGGTCTGCAAGTGCTTGATATTATTGGAATGTTATTAAGTATTTTCGAAAAGCCAAAAATACCCGAGGGTGTGCGAAGCTGTGATTGACGCGAACATTAGCGAGAAGGGGGGTCAGCCTCGCTATGAAATGTTAGTTTTTTTTTTTTCAACTACATTATCAAATAATAGTAAATAGTAGTAAGTAATGACAAAGAAGTTGTCACTAGAATTCATTGCATACAACGAGACACCACGAAAACTAACCAAACTCAAATGTTCGTAAGTCGCAACTACATTTGCGAACATTGCAGAACAATTAAGAACATTGCCTTTTTTCAATGACTTAGCGCGTATGACTGCTCAAATAACTGGTATCGTATTTTTATTAGGGAATTCCCTAACAGATCGTGCGTTAGTTGGCGCAGGTCTAGTTAACGTGGTGGTCTGCATCTGACATATTACACGCACGCTTTGGCGTACGACTGCTCAAATAACTGGTATCGAAATTCGAGACACAAAAAAAGCCCCGAAGCAAAAGCCTCGGGGCAATGTGTTACGACCACTCGTCAAGGTCGTTGTCTTCATATCCGCACCATTGTGCGAAAGTAAACTTGTCTTGTTCTTGTTTCATGGTGGTGCGCATATTGACTAGCGCAGAATAATGTTCGCCTTTTAATTCGCGTTTTAGATACGGCTTGAAGCGTTCGAATTTATCGTCAGGCCATTGTGCGATTAATTTAATAGTGGGATGAATTATATGTTTCATGCTTTCTCTTTCTTTGGTTGGTGGCGTTAGGGAATTCCCTAACGCCGTTGCTTGATTAAACTTGCTTGGCAAGTTTCTGGATCGCGGCGATCATATCGGCAGCGTCAAACTTCCAATCGTCATTGCCTTGAATTGTTTTTACAAGGCTCTCGAATTGAGCAGTTAACTTGTCAGACGGTGCCTTCGGCGCTTGCGCTTTACCTTTGGCGTTAGACGTGACGTCCACCTTTGGTTGTTGGCGGCTCTTAAGAGCGTTCTTGACGTCTTTCATGAGCGAGCCGACTACCTTAGATATTTCGGTACGCCGCGCCTTGGCATCGCCAGTCAGGCTCTTAGGATCGGTTGCGAATAGCTTGAAATCCGCCGCAGGCAAACGTCCTTTTGCAAGCGATAGCTTAGCAGCCTCAAACCACTCAGGCGATGCAGTGCCCTCTTTCTTGCCCAAGGTCGGGCTAAGATAGTGAGTAAACGGCACCGCGTTAGCGTCAAGCGTATCATAGAATTTTGTAGCCGCTTTCTCGCCAGTAAGAATTGATTTGCCATATGCAATGTGCGCGGCGTTTAGATCGTTAGTGAATTGTGAATTTGTCATTTGATTTTCCTTTCAATGACTAGGTTACATCGGTCTTATTTGTTGCCGATGAATAAGTAATAGCACGTTAGGGAATTCCCTAACAGGTTTATAGCCTAAAAAAGATTACACGATAGCTTAGCTAATTATACGACAGTTTAGGCGAATTGCTGATTTGTTAACCATACCCTACCCCCACCCCCGCCTTGCTGCTTGTGACTCCGCACATCTGTATATATTACTAATTTACACGAATAATTGCCTAATTTTTCATTCTGCCGACCCCACCCCCCTCTATATAGGAAAGGCCCCCCTTATGGGACCCACACCTCCTAGTTGATAAAAAATTGTATATGTATTATGTTATCAGTATATTCGGCCTTAGAACCTGCGAAAATATGACACTACAAGTTGAACCACAGATCGGGATACCCGTAGAAGACGAACAAAAACGCCTTGAGATGCCTGACCGTCTCGAAGCGTTAGCTAAAACTGTGGAAGAGTTAGAAAAACACGGCTTAGATACTTCAATTACGCCTGACGACGAGAATGTAGCCACTACATTATTGGATGCGTACGCCCAAGACCCCGACAAAACGACCCGAAAAGTGTCCACACCCCGTGCGGCTACGCTGACGCCTGCCTCAATCAAGATGGCATCAGGGATTGTTAAGGAATTTAACCATTCCGTAGTGGATTCGGCTTTGCAACTACGTCATTTAGTTACCAATAAGTTGATTATTGAGAGCGAAAACCCCGATCCAAGGGTAAGAATGCGTGCTCTTGAGATGTTAGGCAAGATATCAGACGTAGGATTGTTCACTGAGAAGTCCGAAGTAACAATTACCCACCAAACAACCGACGATTTGAAGGAAAGACTGCGTGAAAAGCTGCAGAAACTCGTAAACCCTGCCGAATATGTAGAAGATGCGGAGATAATTGACGCTGTAGTGGACGTAGATGCGGAGTTAGGCGTAGATGAATAAGCAACTGAGCTTCAGCGAGGAAGAAATAGAGGTTATGCTAGGTAATCTTGACTCTTTCAGTGCCGAAGAGGTTGCCGAAATAGATCGGATGGTGGAGGAGCTTGCAAAACGCAACGTAACAAAGGCTGCGTACGACGATTTGATAGAATTTTGCAAGTATATGCAGCCAGATTACATCGTCGGCAAGCATCACAGGATGTTGGCGGACATGCTGATGGATATTGAGCAGGGAAACAAGGATCGTATCTGCGTAAACATACCTCCGCGCCATGGTAAGTCGCAGCTTGTGTCTATTATGTTCCCTGCATGGTTTCTTGGAAGGAACCCGACTAAAAAAGTCATGATGGTGTCTCACACTACCGATTTGGCTGTAGATTTTGGGCGTAAAGTACGGAATATGATTGCTACAGAACAGTATAAGGACATATTTCCTACCACCGCACTGGCACAGGATAGTAAGTCAGCAGGACGGTGGAACACCAACGTAGGAGGAGAATATTATGCGTGTGGTATCGGGTCTGCCTTGGCTGGTCGTGGCGCTGATCTCTTACTTGTGGATGACCCACACTCCGAGCAAGATGTCATCAATGGTAACTTCGATGTGTTCGAAAAAGCATACGAGTGGTTTACATTTGGTGCTCGTACGCGCCTCATGCCCGGAGGACGAGTTGCCATAATTCAAACTAGATGGCATCTCGACGACCTGACAGGGCGCGTAACAAGGGATATGGCACAGAATGATCTGGCTGACCAGTACGAAATTGTAGAATTTCCAGCAATTTTAACAATACCGAATAAAAAGACGGGCAAGCAGGTAGAAAAACCGTTATGGCCTGAGTTTTTTGATATGTCGGCACTGGAGAGAACCAAGGCGTCAATGCCTCTGTTCCAGTGGAACGCTCAATACCAACAACAACCTACCGCTGAAGAGGCTGCTATAATCAAGCGGGAGTGGTGGCAGACGTGGAAAAACGAGTACCCACCATCCTGTGAATTTGTTATCATGTCGCTTGACGCCGCAGCCGAGAAGCACAACCGCGCAGACTATACAGCGATTACTACATGGGGTGTTTTCTTGGAAGAAGAGAGCAGTTCATACAATATTATATGGTGAAACAGCATAAAAGAGCGTATGGAGTTCCCAGAGTTAAAACAACGAGCGATGGAAGAGTATGCCGAGTGGGAACCTGATTCGTTTATTGTGGAGAAGAAAAGTGCTGGTACGGCGTTGTATCAGGAAATGCGTAGGATGGGTCTCCCCATTCAAGAGTTTACGCCGCATAGGGGGACAGGTGACAAGACTGCCCGTCTTAACTCTGTGGCAGACATCGTGGCGTCGGGTATGGTCTGGGTTCCAGAAACTCGTTGGGCGGAAGAGGTCGTAGAAGAAGTTGCTGGATTTCCATTTATGAGCCATGATGACCTAGTAGATGCAACCGTAATGGCCCTTATGCGATTTAGGCAGGGTGGCTTTATTCGTCTTCCTACTGACGAGCCAGATGAACCGCGATTCTTTAAAGCACACAGACGCGGTTATTATTAAGAGGTAAACTATGGCTATAGAAAAAGGATTATATGAAGCGCCCGTTGGTATCGAAGACGACGTTGATATGGACGAGCAAGAGATTGATTTAGAGATTGAGGTAGTTGATCCCGAAGCAGTCACCATGAGTGACGGCAGTATGGAGATCACCCTGATACCAAATGCTACCGAAGCTGACTTCATGTCGTTTGATGCGAACTTGGCAGACGCGCTTGATGATACTGACCGTAACATATTATCCAGTGAGCTTGTCGGGCTTATCGAAGCTGACATAGACAGCCGCAAAGAGTGGACAGACGCGTACGTGAAGGGCCTAGACGTCTTAGGGTTTAAGTACGAAGAACGAACTACACCGTGGGAAGGTGCGTGTGGCGTGTACTCAAACGTCCTTGCCGAAGCTGCTATACGGTTTCAGGCGGAAACAATGTCAGAAACTTTCCCCGCTGCAGGTCCTGTAAAGGTCAAGGTCCTTGGTGAAGAGACTAAGGAGAAGACTGAGGCCGCACAGCGCGTCAAGTCAGACATGAACTTTGAGTTGACTGAGCGTATGGTAGAGTATCGCTCGGAGCACGAACGGATGCTGTATAGCCTTGGGTTGGCAGGTTCAGCGTTTAAGAAGGTGTATTTTGATCCGAATTTGGGGCGTCAGGTGTCTATATACCTGCCCGCAGAAGATGTTATCGTGCCGTATGGCGCATCGAACATAGAGACAG